CGCGCCGACCAGCCCGATCTGCGCCGGCAGTTCGCCGACGGGCATCAGCACTTGCTCCCTTAGCCTGGCAAATCCTTCGCGTCGTGGATCAGATCGAAGGCGAGGTTGTGCGTCCGTGTTTTGAGTCTGCCGATCCGGTCAATGAGCCGGGCCTTTCCTGAAAACTCCGGTAGTTTGAAGGCCGCGCTGTAAAGGCTGCCAGCCAGTTTTTCAATCTGCGCCGCTTTCTTCGCGCGGCGCGTTCCGCGCGCTCTGAGGGTTTCATTTGCCATGCGGCAATGACGGCGCTTTCGCGCCCTTCGGTCAACTTTGAATTCATCCTCGCACACCGGCGGCTTGCAAGCACCGGCCCTGCCAGCGCGTGGTTTTTTCACCGCTCGAAATTCTGCGCGCGACGCAAAGGCTGGCGGCTGGAATTTTCTACTCGTTCGGTGGAGATAACGCCGAGCATTAAACAAAAACCGGGACGAGCCAACCCGACCAAAAACCGGCACCAGACAGATGAAAACGCTAACCACAGTCCGCAGCCTTGCCATTGGAAAAGCCAACACGCTCCAGCGCTGCCACCGCCATCTCGAAGCGCTCCGCCCGGCCTTCGCCGAATGGGCGGATGGCGAGATTTACGTGTGCAAGAAAACCGGCTCCTACCGCTACCGCTTCGGCGCACAGTCGAAGTCGCCCGCGCCTTGGAGCAAACTCGCCGTGCAGATCTTCGAAAGCCCGGCCGCCTTCGCCTTTGCCGCGATGGTGCTCGCGCCAGCCGTTGTCGAGGCCGCGCCCGTTGAGCAGCCGAAACCCGCGACCGTTGAAACATCCGGCCGCGCCAACATCATCCACCTAGCGAGGGTCGCCTGATGAATGCGCCCGCCGAAATCCGCGTCGTGCGCCTCAACGAGTCGCCGTCACAAGTGAAAATGGACACGCCAGCGGCAGCCGCCGAATACTGGCGCACTGTCATCACTGCGGCCCCGTGGTTCATCCACGAGCGCGAGCTTTGCGTGGTGCTGGCCCTCAACACGCGGCTCATGCTTACCGGCCACAGCCTGGTCAGCATGGGCTCGCTCAACGAATCCATCGTCCATCCGCGCGAAGTCTTCCGGCCGGCCGTGGCGCTGAACGCCTACGCGGCCGTGCTCATGCACAATCATCCGAGCGGCGACCCGTCGCCCTCGGACGCCGACCGGCGCATCACGCGCAAGTTGTCGGAGTCGGGCCGCATCCTCTCCATCGAACTGCTCGATCACGTCATCATTGGCGAGCCGGGCACGTTCAGTTTCAGGGAGGCTGGAATTCTATGATCTCGCTCGAACTTCCGCTCATTGGGCCCGCCGCGTCCGTCCTGGACGCGGCACGGGCGCTTGCGGCGCGGCGCGACCGCCTCGCCATCCTGCTCCATGGCTCTCCTGGCGTCGGCAAGACACACCTGCTCGACCTGCTGGCGCTGGAATGCACCGGCTCCAAGTTTGCCATCGAACAGGTCAACGGCCAGTCCCTCGGCATCGAGCTTGTCCGCGAATGGCGCGCACGCGCCTGCTACGGAAACCTTTTCGCCGAATGGACGGTGAAACGCATCGACGAACTTGACCACGCGAGCGCATCCGCCAGCGCTGAGCTGCTCACGCTGCTCGATTACATGCCGGCGCACACCGCGATTCTCGCGACCACCAACGACTACGCGAAACTCCGCGCCGCCAGCAAAGGCCGGCTGGAGACGCGCTTCGTGGTTTTTCGCGTGGACGCGCCAAGCATCGAGGAGGCCGTCGCCTATCTCCGCCAGCGGTTCCGCACTCCGGCTGCCGTGGCTCGCGAGATCGCCAGCGGCGCGGTGCCCGACGGCTGCCTTGCCAGCGAGGGAGTGAACATGCGCGCGTGCGTCGAGGACGCGCAGGCCTACCAAGCCGCGCGCGAGGCGGGGCAAGGGAGGGCCGCAGCATGACCTTCGCCGAAATCATCACGCCCGGCGGTTACGCCGCCGGGGAGGTTTCCAGCGCCATGCAAAAGTGCATCCGTCGCGGACTCGAGGACGACGCCCTGTTCTGGGCTACGGAACTCGATCTTGCCGGCTTCGGCGAATACGTCTGGAAGCGACTCCGAATTATCGCGAGCGAGGACGTGGGCCTTGCCGAACCGTCGGCAGCGGCGACGGTTCGCGCCCTCTACGCCAACTGGCTCGACCAGCGCAAAAAGAAGGACGAGCGCCACGGCCCGGAGCGGCTGTTCCTCGTCCATGCGGTCATCGAGCTTTGCCGCGCGCGCAAAAGCCGCCTCGTCGATCACGCGCTCATCGTCCACTACGAAGGCCCGCGCACCAAGCGGCCCGTGCCCGACTTCGCACTCGACCATCACACCCGGCGTGGAAAAGCCCGGCAGCGGGGCCACACGCACTTCTGGGAGCATGGTGCGAAGCTCTCCAACGCGGCGGCGGTTCCCGACGCCTACGCGGCGCAGGCCCGCGAGATCAGGCGCGACCGCCAGACGGAGCTGGAACTGTGATTTTCCAGCGCACAAACTCTTGTGCGATTATTGTTGACGGCGCACAAATCCTTGTGCATTCTCCACGCATGAGCAAGAAAGCGAAACTCCTTAAAAAGCTGAACGATGCAAACCAGGACCGTTCGTTCAGCTTCGATGAAGCCGTCTCGCTGCTGCTTAATGCGGGTTTCGTCAAAGACGGCGGCGAGGGGAGCCACCGCGTCTATCGTCACCCCGACGGCAGGCGCATGGTGCTCACCTTCCACGGCAAGGACGTAAAGCCCTGCTACATCCGCGAAATCCGAAAACTGCTAAATCCATGAAAACACACAGCAACCGCTACCTTGTCCGCATCTTCTGGAGCGATGACGACGAAGCCTATGTCGCGCAGGTTCCTGCGCTTCCCGGCTGCGTCGCCCATGGTTCCACCTTCAAGCAGGCCGCCCGCGAAATCGAAAGCGCGATGGCAGTCTGGCTCGACAGCGCACACCGCCACAATGACCCGATCCCCGAGCCAGACCTCGCACGCGAGGAGATCTCGCGCGTGGAGGCATTCCTCAACGTCTCCAAGCTCGCTGCGCGGGCCGGGCTGAACAAGCACACGCTTGCCAGCAAACTGCGCCGCAAGAGCGCGTTCACCGCGCCGGAGGCGAAGGCCATCCTGCGCGCACTTGAGCCTGCGTGATGATATCAGAGCGCGACATGATGCACGGGCGCGACTGGGCCGGTGAGAACCTCGCCGGCTGGCTGCTCTCCGAAAAACTGCGCGGCTGCCGGGCCTATTGGGACGGTTCGGAAATGTGGACCCGTGGCGGCAATCGTGTCGCCATCCCCGCGCACTGGCGCGAGGCACTGCCCGCCCAGCAGCTCGACGGCGAAATCTTCGCCGGGCGCGACGGCGAGCAGATCGCCAGCGTCGCCGTGCGTTGCGGCCGCTTCACGCCGGAATGCCGCTTCCACGTCTTTGACGTTCCCGCGCTCGATGCCGGATGGCTCGAATGTCTCGATGCCGCGCGCGTGCTGCTCGCCGGTCTGGACTTCACGCCAGTCGTCACCGCCCACGTCTGCCAGGGCACCGCCGCCGCCTTTGCGGAACTCGCGGGCATCCAGACCATAGGCGGCGAGGGATTGGTCGCACGCGCGCCCGGTCACCGCTACCAGCCCGGACGCAGCGCCCGCGTGCTCAAGCTCAAGGACATGGCCGCGCCGCTCGTTTGGTGCCCGGACCTTCTCGACCTCGCCGCATGATTTGACGCCCCGCCCGTGGCGTGAAGCTCACGCCCGCCGATCTCGACAAGCTGCAGACCAAGCAGCTCGCGAATGTCATTCGCAAGCTGAACGCCGGCAAGACGCTGACCGCGCGCGAGGAGGCGCTGCTGGCGCAGGCCCGCGCGGCGGATTCCGGCCACGTTGGTGATTCGCCAACGCCGGCAACGGGCGGCTACGCGAAAACGTGGGACGATCTCGCGGCGGCTTGCAGCGTGGACCGCCGCACACTCACAAACGTCCGCAGGAAGTTCGGCAAAAAATGCCCCGCCGACCGCGCCGACGGGCGCAAGGAAGTCGCGAAGTGGATCACGTTCCTGGCCGACGCCGGCGTAAAGGGGCGCGGAGAGAACAACCCGGAGATCAACTTCCTCGACGAGCGCGAACTGCGGCTCCAGGAGCGCCAGCTCCGCGTCGAGCGCGAGCGCTTCGAGCTGCAAAAGGCCAAGGATGAAATGATTTCCGTGTCCCACGTCGAGGCCGCGCTCGGCGCGATGCTCGCAAAGTTCCGGCAGGCGCTCGACTCTCTCACCGGCCGCATCGCCAGCGGCATCGAGGAGGCCGACCGCGACGAGCTGATAAAGTTCCTCACGCGCGCGGAAAAGGAGAAGCTCACCTTCAAGAAGCTCCGCGACATGACGCGGCGCGGGCAGTTCCGCTTTGCCGACTTTCACGCGCGCCGTCAATTCGTCGAGTCCGAGATCGACGCGGTGCGACGCGTGCTTTCGCAAGGCGAATACCTGGAGGCGGGCGACGATGGCGCGGAAGACTAGGCGTCAGCGCCGCACAGTGTTGCACGCCTGCGAGGGCCGCTTCGGCAAAAAAGCGCGCGAAATCTTCCGCTCGGTCATCGGCGTCACCTTGAAGCCGCGCGAGCGGAAGAGCGTTGCGCAGTGGTATCAGGACAACATCTCGATCCCGCTGCTCGTCGGCAGCACGCGGCCCGGCCCGCTCAACATGGGGCTGATGCCGCAATGGGGCTCGCTCTTGAAAATCGTCTATCGTCCGCGCGTCCGGCATTTCGATTTGTGCAAAGGCGCGCGCATCGGCGGCACGCTCATGTTTGGCATCGGCCCGATCCTCCACAATATCGCGGAGACGCACCTCCCCGCGCTCTGGATCGACCCTACGCGCAAGACGGCCGTGCGCTTCTCTCGCCAGGAGCTTCAGCCGCACATCAGGGAATGCGCCGCGACAAACAAGCTCCGCATCCCGACCCGGACGCACTGGACCGCGCTGGAGATGATCTTCAAAACCTCGACGCTCGGCGTAGTCGGCGCGGGTTCCATCGCCGACCTGGGCGGACGCCAGGCCGGCATCATCGTCATCAATGAGCAGGACAAAATTCCAAACAAACACAAGGCGGAGGCCCCGCCGAAGCAGCTCGCGAAGATCCGCGCCAAGCAGTTCAAGGACACCTGCAAAATCTTCGGCAACTCGACGCCGACGTTGGAAAGCGGCCTCACCTGGGGCGACTTCCTCGCCGGCTCGCAGCGCTGGTGCTACGTCCGCTGCCCGGCCTGCGAGCGCCGCCAGCGGCTCACCTTTTTTGCCGAGCCCGCCGATCCCGAATCGTGGATGCGGCTCGACGATTATCCCGACGCGAAAGACCTCGCGATGTTCAGCGGGTGCAATCCTGCGCCGGACGGCCGCGGCTGGCTGGTTCAGGGCATTCCCGCAACGGGCCGGTTCACCTGGCCTTCGACCTGCAAGGACAACCGCACGAAGACGTGGGACGTGGACGCCGTCGCGCGCCAGACGCGCTACGAGTGCGGCCACTGCCAGGCAAAGATTTCGCAGGCGAAGCTCCCCGCGATGCTGCGGACCGCGCAATGGTGGGCGCACAATCCCAACGCGCCCGAGGACCACGAAAGCGCGCAGCATTGGGGCGCTTACTCCGTCTTTGAGGAGTTGGGTTACTTTTCCAAGAAATGGCTGCTCGCGGTGGGCAGCGCCGCGCGAATCCACGATTTCTTCAACTCCGACCTCGGCCTGCCCTACGTGGCCACGCCAACGCGCATCACGCGCAAATCGCTGGAGCTGATCCAGCAGGCCAGCCCGGTTTATCACCGCCTGTTCCCCGACGATCCGGAGGCCGAACTCGCCCTGCCTGCGCGCCCGGTCTGCATCACCATGCACGTCGATGTGCAGCAGACCGAATTCTGGTGGACGATCTGTTTGCGGATGCCCGACGGCACGATGTATCTGCTCGCGTGGGGCAACTGCGGTTCCTTCGAGGAAATCCGCCGCCTGGCCAACCGCGTCTGGCGCTACGACCACGGCCCTGACGTGCATGAGGCGGCGCGCTTTGAGGATTTCACCGTGTTCCTCGGCATCATGGACACCGGCTACAAGGCCAAGCGCCAGGGCGGCGTCTATGAGTTTCTGCACGACGAGGGCGGGCGCTGGCACGGTTGGAAAGGCGGCGCGTTCGGCCTGCTCTCGCGCGACAAACCGATCACCGAGGAAAAGACGACGTTTAACTATCCCGGCAAGGGGCAGGTCGATGTGCCGGTCATCAAGGGCAACGATTTCATCGTGAAGGAGCAGCTCTACCGCTTCACGATCAAGGAGCGCCGGCCGCCCGCGCTGTATCTGCCGCAGGCGCTTGATGATCACCTAGTCACGCAGCTCACCAGCGAGCATCTCACCAAGCGCAAGCTGCCCGACGGCCGCAACGAGGACATCTGGCAGGTGGGTGACGTGGAGCCGCACCTGGGCGACACAATGAAGGAGGCAATCGCCCTCGGGAACATCCTGGAGCCGGCCATCCTCGCGCAGATCCGCGTCAGGCAGGACGAGCAGCGCGCGAAACTGCTGGCGAAGCTCGCCGCCTGATTCCACGCGTCTGGAATTTGACAGGCTGCCGTTGGCATGTCGCCAACACTCGGGATCATCACGGACAGCATCAACGACGGCCTCTCCATCTGGCGCGCAGCCGGGCCGCTCTTCCACAAATCATTCCGCTCGCATTGCAACGTCCGCCACGTCTCCGGCCAGTTCGGCTGGGCGGAGGCTTCGCAATGCGATGCGCTTTTCTTCCACCGACCGCATTCTCAGGTCCATTACGAGGCCATGCTCGGCTGCCGTCGCATGGGCATCCCGGTCTGGTGCGATTGGGACGATGACCTTTTCCACGTTCCGGAAGGCAATCCGGCCGGCCCGCTTTACGACGCGCCCGCCCGCGCCAGAATTTGTCACATGGCAGAAATGGCGGATGCCTGCACGTTCTCGACGGACCGCCTGATGCAGGTTTTTGCGAAAAAAACCGTCGGCGCGCAGCACGGGCGGTGGTGTGTCATCGAAAACGCTTTCGATCCCCGCATGTTTCCGATCCCGCCAGCCGCATACCGGAAAAAACCGGGCGTCGTGCTCTGGAGAGGCAGCGCCACACACTCGCGCGACCTCGATGTGTTTCGCGCCGACGTCGAGGAAATCTGCGCACGCTGGCAAGTCGAGTGGGTCGGGTTCAAACCGTGGTGGGCGTCCGGCAGGCTGCACGCGGAACGCTCGCCGCTGCGTTATTTCGACCTGCTGCAGACGCTCTCGCCGGCTGTCGTGTTCACCCCGCTCGAACTGACGCCGTTCAACATGTCCAAGAGCGACATCGCCGCGCTGGAGGCCACCGCCATCGGCGCGGTCTGCGTCACAAACGCGCCGTGGCTTTTCGCTGAACAATGCTTGTCCGGGGAATTCGCGGACCACATCGCGCGCGCGCTGGAGATGAACGGCCCCACAGTCTTCGCGTGCAAGCACTACCTCGAATCGCGCCACATCAAAGAGATGAACACTCTCCGCCTTTCTGTCCTTGGAAGTTTTTTCGCATGAATGCCGTCATCGTCACTCCAGCTTACTGCCGCGCCGAGCTTCTCGCGCTCTCGCTGCCACACTGCCGTGCCGTCACCCGCGCCGGCCTGCGCCATGTCGTCCTGCTCAACCACTGGCCCGTTGACGACGCCGCAAACACCCGCCGTTGCGCGGAGGTCGCATTGGCGCACGGTTGCGAGGTGTTCGACTCCGGCCACGATCGCGGCCTGCAAGGCAGCGTCAACCACTGGCTGGCGTCGCTTCCGCCACGCGACCAGCCGGATTTTCTTCTCGGATGGGACCCGGACGCCACGGTGGACCGGCTTTCCACCGGATGGGATTCCGCTGTGCTCGACGTGCTGTGCGCCCGGCCGGACTTCGGCTTCACCGG